ACAGATGATTTGTCAGTTGCAGATGTGAACTTGTTCAATTATCACTTCGCCACAATGCCAAATCTTAAATTGTCAGACAATAAAAGAAATGTCATTCTCCATCATGAAGGTGGTTGTTCTGTCAATTGCAAAGTCATTGAAGTTGCAAGTCTACCAAGACCAGTGAAGGAGATTGATTTCCCAAGACAAGAAAACAAAGTCACAACCATTGGTTCTTTTGGATTTGGATTTTCAAATAAGAACTTTTACAAGATAGCAGAGATTGTCAAGAATGAATTTGCATCTGCAAAAATCAGAGTCAACATTCCTTATGCATACTATGGAGACTATGATGGAATTCTTGCAAGACAAGAACTTCAGAAGATGCAAGATGTACTTGTTGATTCAAACATTGAATTTGAGGTCAGTCATGAATACTTGAAAGAAGATGACTTGATTGAATTCTTGTCAATGAATGACATCAATCTGTTCTTGTTCAATGAGATGAAAGGAAGAGGACTTTCCAGTTCAATTGATTATGCTCTAGCATCAAAGAGACCCATTGGAATCTCCAGAAGTGATATGTTCAGACATTTGACAGATGTGTCAAGTTCAATCTTTGTGGATGAAAACACCATTCAAGAATTGATTGACAAAGGAACTGAACCATTGAATCCAATCTATGAAAAAAACACAAACCAGACTTTGATTGATTGCATTGATAATTTAATACTATGATTCTAATTGCTGGACAGATTGAAGGACTTTCTACAAGGAAAGACAAAACCATTAAAATAAACTTTGGAACACAAGAGTTGACTCCAAATGAAGTTGCAGACCTATTCAAGTTTAATCAGTCATTCTGCTATGTGGCATTGAAGCAAGAACCATTTAGTCAGATGGAGACAGACATGATTGAATCTTTGAAAACTGAATATGAAGATATCAAGACACCATCTCAAAGACTCCGAGCAATCATGTTCAGAAACTTTGAACAACAACCAAATGGATTCAAAGACTTCAATTCATACTATGTCTATACAATGGACAGATTGTGTGACCATTACAAAAGCAAACTACTATGAAAGGAAACTTGGTCAAGATTGATGAAGTCTGGATGGTTGCCTATCTTAACAATGAAGGATACCATCTCATGATGTTGCATCCAGATGATGCAAAGTTCATCTCAATTGAGAGATATGTGGATGACATTGAATTCAAGATTGTCACTCATCAAAAATTAACTGGTACAATTAGTTATGCAAAAATAATAATGCAATGAGAGACTTGCCACTAAACAAACAACAAAGAAAAGAAGGATGTTTTTTTTTAAGCATTCTTTTGATATTTTTAATTGTAGGACTTACAATCTTGTATTTTGAAATAAACAAATAAAACAATGAAAAAAATCATCTTCATCTTGTTTCTGGCATCATGTCAACCAGTACAAGAACAACCAAAGCAACTTGTCAAAGGATATATTGTCAAGAAGGAAATCAGAAAAAATGTCAAAGGACAACCCATCTATGTGACAACCATCAACATGAATGGAAGTCTGGTTGAATTCTATGGCATCAATTACTATCTGATGGAAGAAGGTGACACCATACAAGTTGAACAAGGAGACACAAGTGAAATCACACACTAAAAAATACATGACCTTCTTCAAGTATGATGTCTCTGATTTTATCCCTTGTGAAGTATGTGGAACAAGAGCAACAGACATTCATCACATACAAGCCAGAGGAATGGGAGGAACAAAGGAGAAGGATGATATCAACAATCTCATGGCACTATGTAGAAAATGCCACATAGACTATGGAGACAAGAAGCAACACATGGATTTTTTGAAAAGTAAACATGAGAAATTAGTAAAGAAGTAAATTAGAGAATATGGCAAATCAACACAATCTCATACCAGCCAAAAAAGGAGAAGTAAGGAATCCAAATGGAAGACCAAGAAAGTATGTCTCCATATTAAAGGAGCAAGGATATAATCTTTGGGAAATCAATGACACAATACAGAACATGATGGCAATGGATGTGCAAGAGTTGAAGTCAGTGTATGACAATCCCAAAGCAACCATTCTGGAGAAGACAATTGCCAATGCAATGGTCAAGTCATTACAGAAAGGAAGTCTGTATTCTCTGGAGACATTGCTCACCAGAGTCTATGGCAAACCAAAGGAGACTGCACAAGTCACCACAGACTCCAAGATTGAAGTTGTATTTGTAAAGGGAAAGACAATCCTATGACAGAACTGCAAGTCCTCAAATCTCAATTCAACATCCATTGCATGAGTGGTGATGAAGATGTCATCATTGCTTTCACTTATTCAAAGGAGATTGCTGAATACATCATTCAAGTTCTTGGTGGTCAGAAGTGGGACAAGACAACTTTGTTCTATTGGGAGGAGGTCAAACCAGTGGAAAGGATAAGTTCTAACTGATTGTAAATCAATGGCTAAAAAAAAGTTTGAAAATACTTTGAAAAAAAGTTTGGTGAAATCAATAAAGGTATTATCTTTGATTTATCAAACTAACAAAACAACAAGCCATGAAAGGAATTCAAACACTTCGCACAAGACTAATCGGTGACTCAAGCATCACAATCACTGCTGAACTTATTGAAATCAAAGGAAACTGGGCAACCATTTTTATGGATGGTAAAGTATTGAGAAGAAAAATCAAATCTGGTTATGATGGAACAAAGTACATCTTGCCATTCGGAATGTATTCAATGTGTCCTTCTTTTGAAATATAAAATTATCATACAAATTCTTCAAACTAAAAAATAAAACAACATGACAACTTACTTCTGGAATCACGAATTCAGACATCAAATGAGAGACTTAAAACCATCAATCCAAAATCAAATCAAGAGAGCATTCAAGTCATTCGGTCTTGCATTGAATGGTCAGTCAGACCTTCATCTTCAAATCATCCAAGAGCATACTGGAGAGTACATGATACAAGGAGAAACCATTCAAGACATGGAAGCAAGAATGAAAGCAAACTATATCTATTAATCAAACTAAAAACAAAACAACATGACAAACAAAATTGAACAAAGAACAATCTGGTTGGTAATTGAACAAGGAGTCGGATTCATTCACCATGCTTTCACACTTTATTCAGATGCATTGGAATTTGCAGAAAATCTAAAGAAAGAAACTGGATTTGATTGCTATGAATTACATGAATTGGATTTGAAATAACAACAAATACAACAATCATTCAACCACCATCTTGGTGGTTTTTTTGTATTAATCAAAAATACTTTGAAAAAAGATTTGGTGGAATCAAAACTATTTTGTATCTTTGATATATTAAACTAAAAATACAAGTCATGAAATTCTATTATGTTGTAGACCTTGCAGAAAAAGTGATTGATATTGATGGACAGATTTCATCTGGAGACTCAATCAAAACATTCCATGCAAAGACAGAAAAACAAGCAAAGAAGATTGCATTGCAAGGATTGAAGGATGAAAACATCTGGTCTGTCTGGATTCTCAAGTTGAGAGAAGAATACAATGGTGACCCATACTTCCAATGGAGTCGCTACAAGGATGACAAAGATTGGAGATGTACAGATTGCTGGGATAATGATTAAACAACAAAGCATTCAGAAATGGATGCTTTTTTTGTATCTTTAACTCATGACAATTGAGTTGCCACAACCACATGAGAATCAACAATTGATTCTGGACTCTGATGCCAGATTCAGAGTGGTGATGTGTGGTCGGAGATTTGGCAAGTCTGAACTTTCTCAAGTAGAAATGATTTCATCTGCATTGCAAGGGATGTCTGTTGCCTATATCACACCAACATACAACTTGGCAAGGACTTTTTTTGACAAACTCACAAAGGTCATTCCATTTGAGAATAACAAGTCAGAGTTGATGATAAGATTCCCAAATGATGGAAGCATCCAATTCTTTACTGGAGAAAGACTTGACAACTTGAGAGGTCGGAAATTCCATTTGGTGGTTGTGGATGAAGCATCATTCATTCCCAATCTGGAAGATGGATGGAAGAATTCAATCAGACCTACATTGACAGACTACAAAGGGAAAGCACTCTTCTTGTCAACTCCCAAAGGAAAGAACTATTTCTATTCCCTATTCATGAAAGGAGGAGAACCAGATTGGCAGTCATTTAAGTTCACCACTTATGACAATCCCTACATTGACAAGCATGAAGTTGATGATGCAAGGAATCAATTGCCACAAGCAGTCTTTGAGCAAGAGTACATGGCAAATGCAATGGAGAATGCATCCAATCCCTTTGGAAGCAACCACATTCAAGACTGCATCAAACCATTGTCACCATTTCCAGTTCAGTTCTATGGCATTGATTTGGCAAAGTCCTTTGACTGGTCTGTCATCATTGGTCTGGATGAACATGGTGATGTTGCATACTTCAACAGATTCCAGAAAGACTGGAAACACACAAGGGAAGAAATACTAACGATTGACAGAAGTAAACCAGTGATGATTGACTCTACTGGAGTTGGTGATGCCATTACAGAGGATTTGCAGACCCATTTCAGCCACATGACTGGTTTCAAGTACACATCCACAAGCAAACAACAATTGATGGAGAATTTGGCTTCTGTAATACACAAGAAGGACATTGGATTCCCAAATGGTATAATCAAAGAAGAATTGGATGTGTTTGAGTACCAGTTCACTTCCAATGGTGTGAAGTACAATGCACCATCTGGATTCCATGATGATTGTGTCAATGCTCTTGCTTTGGCAAACAGATGTAGACAAGTCCACAAGATGACTGGTCAGTATTATTTCATATAACTTTTACAAAAAAACCCACCATACAATATGAAGTTGACAATCAGAAAATTCCAAGAGTTGTATTCAATCAGTCAGATTGAGACTGATGAATTGTCAAAGTCATGTCTTCTTGTGCAATGTCTGACTGGAAAGTCAGAAGAAGAAGTCAATGCAATGAGTCTGTCAAAGTACAACAAGTTGTGTACCAAGATAAACAACTCCTTTGAATCTTTACATGCACAAAACAACAAGAGAAAACCAAGACAATTCATCTGGATAAAAAGAAGACCATTCATGCTGAATTATGACTTGGCAAAGCCACCAATGAATTCTGGAAGATATGTGGAGATTGCTACCTATTCAGAAGACATCATTGGAAACTTACACAGAATCATGGCGACAATGTGTACACCATTGAAGTTGACATGGAAAGGATTCAAGCAAGTGAAGTTGGAATCTTCAGCACATGAGAAATTGTCACAAGAACTTTTGGAGATGGATTTCTATGATGCCTACCATTCAGCAGTTTTTTTTTGGGCAGTTTTCAGCAAATCAATTCAGAATTTCAATATCTATTTCAAGTCAATAACGGATGGTCAAGTGGTGATGGAGGAGGTCTTGAAGAATTTGGAAAGTCATATGGATGGTTGTTCAATGCCAAACTGGTTTCTGACTTTGAAGGAATCTGCATAGATGCAGTATGGGACTTACCAGTCTACCAGTTCTTGAATGACTTGTCATACTTGAAGATGAAGAGAGAGATTGACAATGAGCAACAACAAAAGATTATGAACAAAAACAAATTGAATGGCAGATAATATTTCATCCAGACAGAAGTTGATTCTTGAAGATGGATTCCTTGATGACCAGAAATCAGAATCTTTTGAGAAGGTCATTGAAGATGGAATCAATGGTGTGATGCTGAATTCAGCAAAGAAGTTTGTTGATGTCTGGAAGAGAGTGGTGAAGGAGAAGAAGATTGTTGCATCTGGAAACATAGAATCCAATCTTGTGATTTTGCCACCAGAGAATGAGAATGGTGTGACAACTCTTGAGATTGAGTTGCCATATTATGCAAAGTTTCAAGACAGAGGTGTGAAGGGATTGAAGAAAGACCCAGCACCAAATTCACCATACTTCTTTAAGACATGGGGAATGAGCAAAGAAGGTCAAGATTCTGTCAGAGAATGGTTGGAAACTGCAAAGGGGAAAGTATCTTCAAGTGATGCACAAAAGAGTCAATTTGGAAGTGAGACCAAGTTCAAGAAGATTGCAGACAAAGATTCAACTTTGAGACAAGCAATTGCTGGAATCAAAGCAGGGGGAATCAAGACAAGAAACTTCATTGACCCAATTGTTGAAGAAGCATTTGGAGAGATTGGAAAGGATGTTGCAGTTGTTTATGGTGACAAAGTATTAATTCAAATTTTCAGAAAATGAGTATAGTATCACTTATCAATCCATCTGGTGAGATATCAGTTCAAGATGCATTGTGGTCAATTGCATCATCAAACAATTCTGGACAGACTGACTTCAAGTTTGTCTTTGATGTATTTGTCAATGGTGTGCAATTGGTTAGGACAAAGATATTCCCAGAACCAACAAATGGCAAAGGATATTTTGATGCAAGTCAAGTGGTCAGAAATGAAATCACATTTGATTGGTTCACACCAGTATCAACCACACAACCAGAATGTCTTCTTGCACAACCATCACCATCTGGAGAAGTTGCAGTGACATACAACATCAGAGTTGGAGAAGATTATTCTGGACTCACTACATTGAACATGGCAAGTGGGAACATAACTGCTTACAATTGGACTCCATCACTATTCAAGAGAAGACAACTCACAACATCTGGTTTTGATTTCAAATACTTTACAAACAGACCCAAGTCATGCAAGGCAAAGTTGACTGACAAAGTCCTTGTACCATTCAAAGGAATTGCTGGTGAGACTTATGTCATCAGATTCAGAGCATACAACCAAAGCAATGCATTAATTAATACTTATTCAACTGCAACCAATCTTGTGATGACATCCAGTAACCGATGGATGCAACTTGACATTGGAGCAGAAGCCATGAACAATTCACATGGAACAAATGTCTTGACAAGTTCTGTCAAGTATTATGATGTTTATTTGATAAATGGTTCAGCAGAATCAGAAGCATTCAGAGTTTATCTTGACTGCAATCCACTTTATGAGACAATCAATCTTCACTTCATCAATCAGTATGGAATGTATGATACTGCAAGATTTGGTCTTGCATCCAGATTGACCATGAATGTGGAGAAGAAGGACTTCACAAAAAGAGAGTATTCTTTTGGAGCATCTTCTGTCAATTACTATGATGCAAACAAGGTCTACAATGAATCAGTCATCAACTATGGAAGCAAAGCAAACTGGAACTATAAATTGACAATGGACTTTCCCACAGATGAAGAATACATCTGGATGTCTGAATTGATTGTCTCTCCACAAATCTATGCAGAAATTGATGGAGACTATTATCCAGTCAGTATAAGACAGACCAATTATGAGTATTCAAAAAACCAGAATAACAGATTGAGACAATTGGAAATTGAAATTGAAATGAACCAACAA